TCAGCTTCCAATTCTTTAAGCTTTGCCTTGCTTCGTTCTTTAGGACAATAAATTAGTTGATGAATTGTGAATGCTTCACATTCTTTTTGACGTAACACGTATGCAGCTTTGCCAGTGAATGCACAAAATAAAGTAGCTCCAGAAGCAGCGTATTTTGCAAGCGTTGTTTTACCTGTGCCGGCATAACCAAAAAGTCGGAATACTTGATTGTCACCCGACTTCATCCACTTATCTATAGCGGTCACTGCTTGATCTTGTTGATACGATAGTTTCATTTTAGTGTTACCGGAGATCGTCCAATAGAGGTAAACATTTTACGGGATTCTCGCTTCATTGCTTGTTCAATAAAACACTGGACTTTTTCCGCAAAGCTATCTAATTCACCTGATGAATTAGGAAGCCTCGTATTATAGTTTTGAAAGTCGTCAGGAGTTATTAGTATTTTAATTTCTACTGCTTCCACAATGTCACCTTATAATAACGGACAGATGGGGCCGAAGCCCCATCCGCCGTCGGAGGAGTGAGGGTGTTTTAGAACGGTGTGTCTTCGTCGTCGCCTGTGTTGTCACCGGCACCGCCACCGCTATGATCGATTTTCGCCTTGCCTTCGGAAACCTGATCCTTGAATTCCTTTCCGGCCAGTACGAACGGATGTTCGGGGGCCATGAGGGATTCAAGAGCAGATCCACCAGCAGGAACAATCTTGAAGTTATGGAAGCTACCCTTCGTGTTCTTTTCACCAACTGTGGTGATTTTGAGCTTGAACGCGAACAAGGGCGGACGGCCTTTGACCTGACGCAGCGGCGTCATAATACCTTTATAGGCTTTGATCTTGGTGCTGGAGAATGAAATCATGCACGGTGTCACAAGCTCATCACCATCGACGATCAAACCATAGATATAGAAGGTCTCGACCAAGTCATGGTCTGCGGCACCGTCAACAGGAACGGTGTACTTACCAAACTGTGTTGAACGGTTCTTAGCATCCTTGACAATGTCACTGTCACCTTCATGGACAGCGATGAACCCACCACCATCGGTCTGACGGTTTCTCCACTCAACATATAAATGCTGAGTAAGGCAGGGAACAAACTCGATGCCTTCCTTACCATCAAATATTTCCTGGGATGCTGTGTTTAACAACATACCAGCTTTCGCTCCGTCGATGTAGGCTGCTTCATTTTCCTTGACCTGCGGACTTCCTGACTGAATAATTGCCAGGAACGGAATAGTGAAGTCTTCACTTCCCGTATTGTCCCAGCCGTCGCCTTTCATGTCACCATAATCATACTGACCGGCGAGAGCTGTGGTCTGTTCATCCTTAACAGCCAATTCTTTTTTGTTTTTGTCTTTTTTTGGCATTCTAAATCTCCTCAAGGATTAATAAAATTGGTATACCGTTATTTTTTACTTGAGATCTCGACTACATCTACGCAATGTACGCCGAAAATGTCCAGGGGTATATCTTCACCCTCTTCCAACTGTCTCTTGACAAACGCCTTTACTGTAGAGGCGTGGACATCCAACTCAACACGGTGATTCGGCCAACCTTTTCCGATTAGTCGCAACAATGCTTTTACTTTTTCTTCTTTAGTTTTATCAAACTCGATGATTACGTTTCGCTTCACCATTCCACCTTGACCGTTGTCATCAAGCCACGCAATAGCTTTGGGTTTACGACCTTTTGAAATATTGGTGAAGACTTTGTTTTTCAATTGTAGTGGAAGACCTTTACGAGTCTTCAATTCAGACATACCGACTTGCTCGAACAATTCAGGTAGTTGCTCTTCTGCGATTTGTCTGTGCTCTTCTTTGAGCTGTTTTGTTTTCAATTCGCTTGCTGCGATTTGCTTATCAAGATCGTGCATCTCGTCGGCCAGCGTTGAAATCTTACCGAGTACATCTTCTTGATTTGTTGCTGACTGATCTTCAAAAACCGAGTAATCGTATGGTAATTTTTTGTCTTTGCTCATTGCCTCATCTCCAAAATCATCTCATCAATGCTTATAGTATACTACATTCCGAATCGTATGTCAACAACCATTTTCTAATTTTTCCATCAATTACTCTTGAAGCATTATCAAACTTTTCACGAAGTGCGTTTATAATGTCAATATCCTTGGTATTATCGGCCACAAGGTCGATATAATGTACATGATCTGTCTGTCCTGCACGATGATTTCTGTCTTCACTTTGGTGTCGCTCTTTCATTTTGTAACTATTACTATAGTAGATTGTCGTCTTTGCTTCATTCAGCGTATGTCCCTCGCCCATACTTTCAGGTGTCGCGACCATGAATTGAATTTTATTTACAGACTCTTTTTTGAAGGCCCATTTATTTTCTTCACGTCTATCTTCATCAACTGATCCATCCCAGCGAACAGCTTTGTCACCAAGCATCTCGCAGATTAAATCAATATCTTTGATGAATCTGGCCCAAATAATAGCTTTGTGCGGCAGATCCTGGGTGATCTCTTCAAGAGCTTTCAACCTTGGGTTCTTGTCTTCGATCATAACACATTCGTTTTCATCGCCAGTCGGTAGATACCCATTGGCTACTTGTTGCAATCTAAGAAGTCGTGTGATTACGAGTGGAGTAAAAATCATTTCGCCGTCAAGACAGGTGAAGAATTCTTCTTCGATCTCTTTATAGATAGCCCACTGCTTCGATGTCATTTCAAAACCAGCGTATGAATATAATTTCTCCGGAAGATCCAGTACGTCTTCTTTTAATACACGGGATGCTATCGACTTCACCAGCTCAGTGAGGATCTCCAGGTTTTTATATCCAACACATAAGTCATATTCTCGTTCTTGTTGTCCGTTATAACCTTTTTGCCAAATACCGAAGAATGTTTTGAAGCACTGAAAACTACCAAGGCCGTAAGGTGAGCTTGACCAAAAGCGTTTATTCAAAAATCTGAATTGTGTGTACACATCAAAAGGTGTGTTGGTGATGGGCGTACCACAAAGTGTTCGTTTATAATCAGCGTAGTCACTTGAAGCCAAAACAGTGCGAGTGACTTTCGCAGATGGTGTTTTAATCCGATTTGATTCATCTGCTAAATATAAACAACGATGTTTTGTGAGAAATGCTTTTGCCAATTTCTTTCCAGCGTCTGTCTTGATCCCTGGGTAACTCATCGCAAGAATAGGTATATGCCCTGAACCCGCGTTAAGTACATCCGAACAAGCATTCATGTGTTTCTTCGTTTTTGCCTTCTTTGCCTGGAACGCAATCATTGCATGAGGAATTTCAAAATGATCTGGGATTTCGTATTTCACCCAATTGGTGTGAAGTCCAGGTGGAGCAAGGATAAACATTGCATCGATCTTCTTCGCCTTGAATAACTCCTCACCAGTAGCCATTCCCAACCAGGATTTACCTGTCCCTTGCTCCCAGTGAATAGCTCTAACTAAATCGTGACCATGTTCTGCCAGCTCTTTTGCTTGATGATCGAACGGTTTTGTTTTCATTTTGGTAATACTCCTGGGGGCAATACCCCATACTTGCCGATCCAATAATTCATCGCTTTGGCGTTCTGCTGCCACTCGAATTGAGTTAATGCCGGTATTCGGATCGTACTCATATATCTTTCATGTTTATAAGCGTTACTATTTAATTTGTTTACTAACGCATACCCGTTAGCAATGCCGGAGTCCATGTGTGATCGTATGTCACCACCTTGACTTGAATACCAACTAAAGCTAATCCACTTACCATCAGGCATCTTTGATGGAATTGCCATCTGCCTATTCGGCATTTGACAACCAGCTAATGTCACTACGATTACGATTGTTATTAATATTCTTATCATGCGTACACCTTTGCATTTAATACTGTTTGCACTGTGCCATCTTCCTCTACTACGAAAATATAGTTGCCAACTTCTCTAAAATTAAAATCGAGAGCGAAAACTCCAGGCTCAAGTTTCTTTAACGTCATATCAACAGAACCAAGGGCCGCAGGACTGTAGACACGAGTTATAACTGTAGCGGCATTTGAGTCTACAGCCCCATACACTAATACATCTTTCCCAGGTTTATATGACGCTCGCTCAAATCTCATTATCCAAAGTGTCCGTCACCAGCTCCAGTATTTCCAAGGATCTGCTGTAAGACAATATTCTGAGCATCGATCTTTGCTTCTATAGTTGCTACTCCGGCAACTATCGATTGGATCGAAGAAATGCCTACAGCAAATTGCTTGACAACATCCAGGCCAGTGTCGTCAACTACCTGAACCGACCAAGCACCTACAGCGTCAGGAACAAAAGAGCCTTTTACGATTCTCGTTGATCCCACCTGAGTGAGACCAGCACCAAGAGTGAGCGGAATACCTTCTATAGTATCTGTCTCATCTCTGACAGTGGCAGTCGGATTATCCGTCGCGGGATTGCCACTGATCCGCACGCGGAAAGGAATTGTGTCACCAACTTTCCAAGCTCTCATATCATCCACCTTTCAATTTATAATAAATTAACAATACTAACCAAACCGAATTCATCGCAGTTATAAAATACGTTGCTCGTAAACTCCACTTCTGACGAATTGATTTGTAATAATATAAATTCCAGTAACCCCATATAGTGAAAAATAGCACAGTCATAACACTAACGCCGGCCACGCTCTTATCATGCAGCACTCGAAGAATATGCAATATGATAAAGAACCCACCGGCCAATTCAAAACCGCTATTGATTTTATCACTAATTTTTCTGTCTGCCTTTTCGCAGATTTGCTTTACTTTATGCCGTATACGCTTACACGGTATTTTAGCTAATTCCGCGTAGGTTCCCTCAGCTCCACAGCTTGCACAATAATGCTCTGCGTTAGCTGGATTAAGATCATCAACTTTACAGCCAAGAGGCCCGTGTTTATGTTTCTTACATTCTGTTGCCACGCCATCCTCGCTTTCTCGCTCTGGCCCAGGCCGCTTCGATCTGGGCGTTGAATTGCTTCTGGGTTATGTGGCCCAGGGCTCGATCATATAATAGATCTCGGACTTCCCAAGGAAAGTCACTTGGTCTTGTCATATCACCTTTTCCACCACTCCACGCTCCACTCATGCTCTGTACTTTCCTTTCCAAACGGTAATAATAGTACGCTTGCCGTTAGGATATGTCACGATATGTGAGTGCGACCAGCTTGATGGGCCTCTGGTGTACCAGACGTCAGACTTAATGTCACAAGATACACCTGCCACATAAAGACCATCATGGATTCCTGCCTTATGTAAGTGACCGATGTTGGCTTTGCGTCCCATCTTACTTAGATTGGATGGATTGCCTCTCGCTCCGTTAGGCCCAAGAGAACCGTGCATACCGCACTCAATCTTGGCGTCTGTAATTAGCATACTTTCATCTTCGCGTAGGAAGGTTGCTACATGATCTTCCAGACCTAACATTCGGCAGGCATACTCCAGGATATGAAACTTTCGGCAGAAGGGATCAGCTTCCACAGCTTCATATAGAGCGGCATTAAGCTTTAGCCAAATCAAAGCATTCTTGGGATCGTCCAAACCTTCCCGACTATCCAGCCAACGCTCAATCCAAGGACGATCATGGTTGGCGTCTACGATATAGGTTTGGCAGAAGTTACGATACATGTCACGAAGATGATTGTTACATTCCGAGAATTCCTTTTTGAGATCATTCCATGCTCCAGAACGGGCGAAGTTGCGAAACCGTTGATGTAGTGACTTCTTAGAGTGATGGTTTGTTATAGACCCAGCCATGAGATCATGGACGAATTGAAACTTGGGACGTAGCTCATCCAGCATACGCTGAGAACATTGATTGACGCTTTTATCCAGAAGCATCAGAGCGTGAGCATCACCCCACGTAATAGCCTCAATACGATCATTTTCATACACCACACCATCTTCAACCACTACATCAAGATCGTAGATTGTACCGTCGTCTGTAGCGTTCAATTGACGTAACCACCAGTTGCCGCCGCTGTCCACTTCGACAATTACAGCACCATAGCAGTGATGGAATTCAGCTTTAAGCCCTTCACGCTTCTGAATATAGTTACGCTGAGTAACGGTTCCGGTTGTGTAATTAAATTTGGTGTTCTCTTTCCGTCCGGTTGCAATGGACTCCATAGCAAACTTCACTTGTGGAAAGATAGCACTGGATCGACCCGTGTAAGACTCGAAACCAGTTAGAGGTCTAACCGCTGTAGGAAGAATGTTCATCTCACCGCACCAACATAGATGGTTGGCGATAAGGTGACGCTCATCCACAATATAAGGCACAACCTTTTGATCGTACCAAAGTGTTTTCTCTCGGCCTTTGTCTTTGCCACGCTTGACCGACAGCCTGCCAAAAGCGTTTTGATTGTAGGTGAATGTCCCTACCATTATTTGAGCGTCATAGTGCTCTGCCAATGCCACTAAACTGTTCCACACCGGAGCGTGAACATGAGTATTGTTCTGGGCGGATGTCAAAATATATCGTTTAATCTCACCACTTTTAGGTAAAGGACATTTTACTGCCTCAACGCCTCGGACACTTCCATCAACGATCTTCTTGGTACGATCAATCCCTGCCTTCTTTAGATGGTGGTAAACACTGGATCTACCAATACCTAAACTCTTGGCCGCAGCTTGAACGTTGCCGCCATGATCTTGATACGCACTAACCACTTGCTCCGTTGTTACTTTAGACATTGTTTCTCCTTTTTGTAGGATGATCTGCAATCTCAATCCATCCATTTATCATTTCAGTGATGTACTTTACGGCTTTTCCGTCAAAGAAGACTTGACGGTTTTGATTCCACGGACGCGGCACTAAAATCGCAGCACCGCCAGCTTTGATAAATCTCTCTACATTCTCCTGGCAATCATCAATCAATAAATGATTCCAATCGAACGCAAATTCCTCTTTAGGCACAAACGTGAGTATTACTCGATCATACAACTCAGGAATATTATTCTCGAACCAAATCATCTTACCTGTGTATGATCCATTATTTCGCATTGGTTTCGTTAAGACAGTGATCTCGTGTGGGCGAAATCGAGAAAGCACAACTTTTAGAATTTCTTTTCCGTCTTCGATCCACGGTAGATTTGCCCAGAAATCAATGTCACAATGTTTATCAACTTCTTCCCTGGTGCTATTCATAAAGCGAAAAAAATTATATGTCCAGCCATCCGGAAAATTCTTGGTGCCTGGATAGGGATAGTTGATTGCTCTGGCCGTGCCTGCAATAAAATCAGCTAACACTTGATCGCAATCAAGGTATACCATGTGATCTCTCATACTTTCTCCTATTTAACTCTCATTGGTCGGTCATCAATCCAATTACCCATGATCATGCTATCAAGCATTACTTGCGTACTGGATAATGCCTTAGTTATGTGTGAGAGCCCACTGTCACGGTCTGTCGCCGTGCCTTCGATGAAATCGGCACAGTGACGCATCGAAGCATCGTAATAGACTGTAGCTCGCACACCCATTGCTCGATAATTATGTCGGCCATACTTTCGGCCACCTTCCATCATACCCAGAGCTGTTTCCATGACGACCCGCCACGGTAACACATTAAAAGGTATAACGTTTGTGATTTCGACAGGCACCTTAAAGCCTACGGTGTCATTAGGCAGCTCTATGAATGGATCAACACAATTCGGATATTGTTCTATAATCTCAACAGCTTTCGCGTTTAATTCTCTTACATGCAACCCATCGGTGCTGATACGATCATCTTTAAGGCGATTTTCAATCTGTGCAGATCGTAATACCATCAGCCGTGCCATAGCTCTTGCAATCATAGGCGGTGACATGTCGTCACCTACACCTTCCCAGAAATTCATAAAGTAGGATATAGCAGCGTTGATGTGTTCGGATACAACAACCTTTTTATGCTTCGCGTATTTCTCAAGATTCTCTGCAACCATCGCCTGAGCCACCAGAGCAATAGCTTGTGAGCTTAGACAGCTCATTGGTACTTTCTTTATTCCCATTGCTTGTTTTGGATTCGATGGTTTTACGACTGGTTTTCTTTTTGTTTTTCCTTTTCTTTTTTTCATCCAGTGACTTCCTTTATCTGTAGACAGAGATCGTTCGCTTTAACATCTATTTGTGCTTTGAATAGTTTGATAATCTCACTCAATCTCCATTTTTGTATTAGCTTAACATATTCACTATAGCCTTTCCAATTGATGCAAGTGCTCCACCAGCTATCGATAATGTAGCTATACCAACTAACACCATAATGACTTTTGTTCCGGCTGCCTGTGAAAGTTTTCTGAATGCTCTAAGGAAGTGCATGTCTTCTTGAATTTTGATTGGATCGGACATGTCGAAACCAAGTTTTGTTAAAGTACAAGTCACGGCCTTGTCAATCATCTTTTCTGTGTGCTCGTCCATTACACCATCACTTTCAATAAAGTCATTATATTGTACATAGTAGATTGTACACTTTTATCATTTGTTTGTCAATGAAAATATTACGCAAATACTAAAATACCAAACCCATCTACACTACTTGTAGGGCTATTAACGGTTAGAAGCACTTCATCGGATGAAGTGGAATCAAGGTGTCTAACTTCTATAGTATCGCCAGCCGTTACTCCTGTTAAATTACCGGTAGTATTACCGGACGCTATCACTTGACCCCAAGACCCGCCATTAATTCGGGCTTCAACGTCGCCAACAATACTTGTGCCAATCGTAAAAGCATAGGTGCCAGTGTCCGGAGCATTTGTCCAGGCATTCGGGCAAGTTGTTGATGGGCTACATACACCAAACCAATGATCATCATCATACGTAGATGAATTAACTGTTGCTGAGTGAACGATCTCTTGGGTTGCTTCATAATCTACTGAGGAGTAAGTATGTTTTGTATCAAGTGACATTTTTAATGTCGTCGGTAGTCCATCCAAGTAGCGTAAGATCTTCTCGAATGTCATGGTTAATGTTGCAGCTCCTGCGTTCCAAGCCCCAGTATACTTTAGCGTAGATCCTTCCCACAGCTTCAATCGATACATCGTATTATTGTTCGAGGGGAAATCACCATTGATCGTTGAAGCATCAGTCGAATGTTGTGACTCTTCGTTTAAGATTCGGTAATCACGACGATTAAAATCTACCACTACGTCACTTACTATAGAAACATTCGCAGGATAGCCTGCTGTATTCCACTCCATGAATGTTGGTGGATACGGTCTGCGTGGGCGAAAATCTAAATCAACAGCGATCACCACTAATGCTCCATCACTCTCAGATACTTTATTGCCGTGCTGATCGTATGGTAATAGTTTCAGATCGATATTATAATCATTGGAGAACACTGTATCTGCTATTCCACCACCTGTGCTCAAGAACCATACTTTAGCAGTATCGGCATGAGTTGCCTGGGCTGTATCGCATAACCCACGAAGACATCCTGTGAACCTTAACCCACCAGTGATCTCTGCAACATCTGTAGCACCAATTAATTCATCTTCAATCATAAAGAGATTATATAACCATTCACCGACTTCTACTGCTTCAACAGAAGCCAAGAATTCATTAAGACTTGCATCAGTAAGCACGTCGATAGTCGTATCGTCTTGATCGATTGCTCCATCAAGTGTGCCGTCCCAAGTAAAAGCAGATTCATCACCAGCCACATAATAAGGGCCACTTGGAGTACCGCTTGCATTTCGTTGGAGTATTTCATAGCCAGATTCTTCTCGGCCAGGGGCCACACCGGCAGTCCAGATTTGGCCCTCACTGGTATTCTCATTTCGTCGCTGAATTGCATAAGGTAATTCAAACGCAAGTTGTTTAGTGGATGCGAATGGAATAAGAGCGGTAGATGGTATAGTCCAGCTCGACGGATCGACATCAGCGAATGACGCTGCTCGCCATGAAAATACATCTTGCACTGCGTCGATTAATATTTCTGGGTTTTTCGTCTCACCAAAATCAACTTTTGTAATTCTGAATGCCTGATCTGCAACACTGAAATCTTCAAAGTCCCATGAGAACAAAAAGACTTCGCCGACAAACGCATCCCAGAATGTTCGATTGACTTTCATGCGAAGTTTAGCGAATGGATAACTATTAGCTCGCACTTCTCGCCACGCAATCTTATTAGCTAAGGTGTCATCTCGCAAGCCAATATAGTTATACATCGCAGGCACTCTTCGTCCCTGGATCTTCATATTCGCCGAATCGTGAGCCTGGGCATAACCATCATTGTAGTCGTTTGCTCTTCGCTTGAACATTATGCGTACAATATTTATTGTATTTTCCCAAGACCCACGGGTATATTCTATTAACTCAGTGACATTATCAACATTTGCGGTCTTTAACCCAGAAGTGGAATATCCGTCGCGGATGAGTACGCACTTCCATTTACCGGTAGCTGGATCTATCCGAAAGTGACCATCGATTTGTTTTTCAACTTCTTTAATTATATCTGTAGCGTTCTTTTGATTTGCCACGATAAATGACATTCCATTGCCTTCATTGTATAGCGTCTCGGCCTGTGTGCTCCAGTCCGTTGTATCAATCTCACTTGAAGGATAGCCGTAGCCCCAGCTCGTATCAGTGAAGATCTCGTACACCAATTCCATTGGATTACAATCATCTGTATTAACCGCAGAGTAAGTGCCGGATGTTAGCTCAGTAGGAATGCGTTGGATCTCGAATTTCCACGGCTTAATCGTAGTTGAGTTGCCAACATATCCGCCTTGCCATACACCATAACACAACCCACGATAGGCCGGACATGGACTCTGGTGATTTGACAAATAGCTATTCACTGCTTGTGTTTTGCTGCCTGTGTAAAAATAGAATGTTCCTTTTAGATCCTTGGTGTTGATTGCGATTGATCCATCGGTTGATTGCGTACCAGACCAAACTTTTTCATCACCAATATAGATCGCTTTTAATGTAGCGGGGCCGTGACATATACCCATCTGAAAGCCAATATAGTATCGGTAGCCAACTGTCACTTTTTTCTTTTTGAACATACTGACTTTAATCTTATCTACAATTGGTACGGTTCTCAAATCGCCATACCAAATCACATTCGGCCCTTTGAGTAGATCAGTGCCCCAGTTTAGAGGAATCGCACGGCCTTCGGTAGCTGTAGGAAAGTTAAAATCATCTAATGTTTTTGGCAGAGCATCCTCAACATCTGGATCAGGAGTTAGAAGTTGACTCAAAAGAAATAGACCAGCCCACAAAGCTAATGTAAGAAGAAATGCCATTATTTAATCCCCGTAGCAAAGATATTTTTTGTCGGCACATAAGGACAACCGCCGAAGTTAATTTCGTTACTAAATTTCGAGTTGCACACACCAATTGAATGATCGCAACCTGCGTATACAGTGACATTTTGTCCTACTATATTTTCGTGAAATGGCAGCACTAATATTAAATCATCACCATCTTGTTCGAGAATGAGACGATAATCAAGAGTGCCGTAACTAACATACCCACCGGTTGACCAGCCGGTGCCTTTTGTGGATTCCAACGCAGTTACTGTCACTGTATTATCAACAACCGCAGAAACAGTATTCGTATATGAGTGTGCTCCAGCAGAGACTTTACAATCTGGATCAAATAAAACATTATTACAGGCTGCTTGGAAGGTTCTCT